GATAAATTGCACTGGAGAAATCAACTATGTTGTCCAGTACATATTTTAGATATAGATCTTTATGGGGGAATTTGTTTATTAGCTCATGAGAGTTTAGTAGATATACAAAATCTACTTTTTTGCATTTTAAATATACAGCACCAATGTCTGGCCAAGTGTGATACTGCTCAATTAAATTATCGCATTTCGTGTTTATTGCAGTAACTAATTGATCAATGTTACCTGTTTGTAGAAACTTACCGACATTATCTTGATCCTTATAGAACTTGTGATAATATCCGTTGTCTAGCATTGTATATTTTATTGTGGATTTTTGGACGCCACGTTCAGTTAAGTGGGCCATATTCTTTTCAAAATAATCAAGCATTAAACTATTTATAATTTGGTGAACTGTGAGAGATTCGAACTCCCGACCTTCTGATTCGTAGTCAGATGCTCTATCCAGCTGAGCTAACAGTCCATTCTTTTATACGTTGATAGCAACGTAAATTAATAATCCAAAGATACCTATATTAATAAGCATGTTTATATAGTGTGGGTTGGGATTCATTCTCTATTCCTTCCAGAAGTTGGCTTTCATTCTACCTTGATGATCTAGGCTACTGTTATGCATTTCTACCCAGTGATCAAGTTTCTTATTGGCATCGGTACTAGGAGTCGAACCCAGGCCCTCAGTTTTGGAGACTGATGTGCTACCGTAACACTTTACCGATATAAGGTCAATTAGACTATCCAGTTTTGTTTCCAGTTCAGACAATTGACTCTGTATATTTTTTACTGTGTTTATTTGATTGGCTTCATCAAGTTCACGTTCTTCTCTCAAACGTCTTTTCATATATTCTAAATGTCTTTCTTGATCTGCCATTTGTATTCCTCTGAAAATGTAACCCTAGCATTTGACTGCCAGGGCTACGTTAAATTAGTTGTGTATAGTATTTCCTATCGTTACGGATTCTTTCAGGTGGCCGTGTTGTCCTATCATATATATCCACCAAGTTTCTCTAGTCCTACTTGCAAGCAGTGATTCAACAATCTCATCTACAAGTTTTGGTATGGTGCGCCTAGAGGGACTTGAACCCCCACGCCGTAAAGCACAGGTACCTAAAACCTGCGTGTCTACCAATTTCACCATAGGCGCATACTTTTTCCTAATTAGGCTAACCGTGGGCCTATACGAGTTTATTAAGTAACTACCCTATTCGCTAAAATACTTGTTTAACATTTCTAAACGATCATCAGCTTCTGCGAGTTTGTTTAACTCTGCGATGACGGCTTCTGTAACATCTGAATGTTCACCAATACCCGCGGGCATTGTTTTATAAACTTCAATGTTAGCTAGGTGTACTGCGACTTCGCCTTCTGCTTGTTTGCGAGCGGCTTCTAAAATTAATTCGCCTACCTTTGCCATGTCTATCTCCTCTCTGAAATAATGGTGCTGGAGGAGAGGCTCGAACTCCCGACCTGATGATTACAAATCAACTGCTCTACCAACTGAGCTACACCAGCCTGTGTAATTATTTAGTTATTAAGTGAAACCCTAATTTGTACGGTATCACCAACATTAACTTGTCGTTGTGTAGTATAAGACATTTTCATGCCGTTATATTCTACTGTTACATATGTACCAATAAACTTTTCAACAGTTTCATTAGTATATGTTGTTGTACATTGGTTCTGTTGTCTATATCCAACAATTGTGTTTGTTGTAGACTTACCATGTGAGTTACCAACTAAGCCACCAATGACAGCACCTACGGCACCGTTACCCTTGGAGTTACCAATTTGGTTACCAATGGCACCACCTATAATAGCACCCATTAGAGTATTACCTGCTGAGTTATTATTGTGTTGCGACTGTTGGTAAATTGGAACATCCACCATTGTGCATGATTGAAATGGAATTCTTTGTACTGATGTTGTGTACTTGGGAGTTGCACCAATTACTGTGGCATTCTGATTATATGTTGCGACACCTGCCATGCTTGTTGCACAGCCTGATAGCATTAAGCCAGTACCTAAAGCAATTGTTACGGACATCTTTTTAACTTGATTGAACATTTTTGTTCTCCTATTTTTCAACAACTATACTTATAATAGCATCTTTATTCAGTTTGTCAACCTTTTTTTGCACATCTATTCCAAGTTTTTCTGGTTCAATGAACAATTCCAACTGTTGATCGTCTACAGGTAAGTTGTATCCTTTTACAGGATCCCATATAATTCCTGTCCAATCCACTGTCATTAGACTAACTCTGGAAACATATTCTTTACATAATTGCGAACAATTATATTAGTTTCGTTATCAACACCTTTAAGTTGTTGCTTGGGTGCATCGACACCCTGTGTATAGATCTCGTCTTTGGCAACACGGAGTAACTCTCGTTTGTTTAACCGTTGTACTTGATCTAAGTTTACGTTTTCTGTGACTATAGCACTTAATACATATTCTGCGACATCAATATGTGTCATAGGAATCTCAATTTTTGCATTAATACGCTTCACTCCATCTGGATAGATTTGAGCTCTCATTTGTTTATTTTTAACCTCTTATACCGTTATTGGTTACGTTCTATTAATATACTTATAATAACACAATATAGACTATTGTCAACCTAAATGTATTACTTTTCTGAATTAATCTTACTTTTTTATCCAGTTAGGGTAAGAACTTGAGAACCACTGAACGGTTGATGTAGAAATCTGTTTGGTGCGCCTTGTAGGCTTTGTGAATTACCATAATCATTACCCGTACCAGTACCGGGATTCATAAATTGTTTTGAATTGTTTGCTAACCAATTCTTACATTGTTGTGCTGTCGCACCGGGATTTATTTGTAGGAAACATGCTAATAAACCACATACTTGCGGTGATGCCATACTAGTTCCGCTTATTCTAGCAATATTATAGTCACTGTCTGGTGGATAATCATTGTTAGAGCCACCATAGCCTGTACTATTTGTTGAACTTGTTATCTGACTGCCAGGAGCACAGACGTCTATCCGTGGACCTTTTTCACTTGAAGCGGCTAAATCTTCATATACGCCACTCTGTACGTTACTTACGTTTGCTACTACTATTGTGTCATCGCTGTGTGGTGAACCGGGTCTATGATAGTATACAGGATCACCAGGAGGAATAAATCCAGCCCAAGTAGTACTGCACTTATAAAAGTTGTTGTAATCATTTCCACCACTTACATCTTGTTTATGGTAATAGTTTCCAGCCGCTTTTACAAATATAACGCCTGCATCTGTCATATCTTCACAGGCCGCATCAGCCGCCGCCACACCTGCCATGTTATGTGTGCCGTTGACATTACCATATTGTGTTGCCGTTGAGGTTCCCACGTTGGCTCCTCTATAATTTAATTCTGTTATTGTGCCATCTTGGGAACCTCCAAAGAATGCGCCGTTGCCAGGATAATACCATCTGTAACCCCAACTAGCATTAACAATAGTAGGACGTTTAAATCCTGTAGCAGTAACTGGTTTCTGTTGATGCCATATTCTAATTAAATCAAACTCATCACCGTCTGGAATGCCACCAGCTGAGTCAAATCGCATTGAATATATATTTGCATTCTTGGCCCAACCATATGTTTTACCTGCAGCAGTTCCGGCTACATGTGTGCCGTGAGGTCCTACATCTCCATAGTGACTGCTTGACATTGATCCAGATACACCTGTAACTGCGTACCAGTCTATCTCTTTTAATCTCGTAACACCGTTGGCGTCTTCCCACTCAGGATGTCCAGTCATTACACCATTGTCTTGAATTACAATGTCAACACCTGTTCCGTCTAGTGTGTAAGTAAATTGACTGCCTGGTGATGATTCTATTGTATTTGCAATTCCACAACGTAAACCCCAATTAACAAACGAACCGTTCTTACTGCTTGCTCTACTAAAGATACCACTTTGTGTTGCGTCAATCCATTTGGCATCCACAGGAGTATTGGGTTGTACTGCTAATACTCTTGGATCGTTTTCTAGGGTTACTGCCTCTTCGGCTGTTAATTCATAACCAGTTGTACGAATACTTGCTGGTTTTCTATTTGTTACATCAACGCTTCTGTCCGGGATATATAATCCACCGGGCGTTTCCATGTCTGTCCAAAATGCATCAAAGTCAACACCTTTGTTGAGAGTTACTAGATACTCTTCCATTATGCAGATGAACCGTCATCTAAGTTAATCCATCCAGTTCCTTGATAAACATTAACTTTGTTTGTACTTGAATTGAATACCATATCTCCACCAACAGGTGATCCTATAGCATTTCGTTGTGTAGTAGTTAAGTTGGGTAAACGGAATGGACCGCCAAGTACACTTGTTCTATTACTTGCGTTCAGGGTAATATCCACAGCACTAAAGTTACTTGTGCCTGTGCCTGTTGTGTTAAAATTTGTAACTGTTACAGTATCAAATACTACTGAATCTGTTGTGTTTAGATTCTGATTAGAAAAACTGCTGGGTCTGTTAATTAGACTGTTGTAATCACCATTAAAGGCCACACTTGCTAAACTGGTTGTTAGAGCTATTCCTGATAAGTCAGGTGGTGTATATGTTAGTACTCCAGGTGATGTTCCACTATATGTTAGACTTGCTGTTCCGACTGCATTTTGTACGACTGTTATTCCTGCAATAGCATCAGCTACATCGGCATCAGTAGCATATCCACTAGATAATGTACCACCGCCGGTAGCATTATTGTTTGGTGCTCCTAAATTAGTTGTTGTACTTGAATCAGAGTGTACTACAGTTCCACTTGTTGATATTCCATCCAGTCCAGGCTGGCTTGGTAGTACAGCCGCATCACCAGTTGATTTTGATGAACTTGTTTGCTTGGGTACATCCGTATATCCAATTACTTTACCACAATAATCATATGTTGGTATACGATCACTTACTTCATTAACTGGAGCAATTGTGGCTTCCAGTTTAGCAATCATCTCAGGTTCAAGTATATAATGGAAAATGTTATTTCCCTGACCGTCTACTTCATATCCTTTTAGTTGATCATATGATCCTTTTAGTCCAGCACCAAGTCTTTGTGCTTGTTGGATACTCATATTCTCAACATCAATTGCAACACCTACATTTGTGTTTACACGATTGTTTGGTGCAAAGTTACTACCGCCCTTGCTCTCTGTTGATCCACTACCGAACTTATTTTCCAGTTCAACTAGTGCTTTCATATCTGTTTTAAATTTGTTTGCAGTTGCAGTCCACTGATCAGTAATTGATGCTGGTAAGTTAGCAATGTTGGCTAAGTTATCGCCAATATCTTTTAGTAGTCCACCTGTAAATAAGTCTGCTTTGAAACCTCCGTCTGCACTAATACAACCACCAATTTCACTAGTTGCTAGTGTGCCTAAACTGTCCAGTAGGTCATGTCCAGCACCTGTAAAACTACCGAAAGCATCTGCTAATACGTTTGGTATTGCTCTGGGTACAATTGGTGTTCCACAAAAGTTAATCATATTGGCAACAGCCGCCACCTCAGCAATGGCGCTATTCATACGATTAAGTACGTTCTCAATATCTGTATGTGCTATGAAGTTTTCTAGTTCTTGTTCAGCCTCTGTTAGTGCTTGCTTTAAGTCTGCTAGAGCCGCCGGTATCTCAGGTATAAGTCTACCCAAGTTTATCTTTAAACAAATTTGTAGGTTTGGAAGTTTAATGCCATTACCAGCTAGTAGACTACAAATAATCTCTCTAACTGTTATATCTGTTGTTGTGGCTGTTACAGTACCTTGATCATTAACTGTTACACTTGTTGGTACACTAACTGTTCTGTTTAGATATTCATTAGCACTAGCAACACCACCTGCAAAATCAACCACGTTAACCTCCTATATACACATTACCACTGCCACTTGTCGCCGCAGGATTACAATGTGGAGGGATAGGACATATAGCATCTGGGTTTGCATCATTACCTTGTAATACTACTAATTTGTTACCAACATATACACCTGGATTGGCGGCAATTAAACCACCGCCACCATGACTATTTGGATTACCGTCTACGGCAGTTAAGAGATTATTAGTATATACGTTGGGATTGGCCGCATTTGTGCTGGCTCCACAACTTCTATCGTCTGTATCTCTGTGAACTGCTGCCATTAATTAACTACCGCTAAACCTGATGTACTCTGTGTATATGTATTAGAGGCATCCTTTTCCGTCTTTACTATACATATAATACTATTTAGCTTGATTTTGTACTTGGCGTCTGGGCCAACAGTAAACATAAAGGGAGCAAGTCCCATTCCGCCTTCGTTGCCTGCTACTAACATTAGAGGCTTTCTAATCTCTACTAGGCTGTCTGTTTCTGATTGTAGAGTGGCTACCATTTCTTCGCCACTTGATAGTTTGATGCTGACGATATCGCCAACCTTATATGGTGCTTCTATTAACATTTTATGATCCGTATCCTGTTCCGTTAAAATTACTGTTTTCCATGTATTCAACTAAGTCGTCATAACCACCAATTACCCTACCACTAATAATAATTTGTGGTACTGTTCTGGCTTGTGGTGCTACTTCTAATAGTTGTTCTCTTGTGACGTCTACGCCAATTTTCTTTTCCACATATTGTAGTTGCATACTTTCAAGTAAGCGTTTAGCTCTGATACAATAGGCGCAATTTTCTTTACTATAGACTTCAATGTCTTGAGGCATTGCTGACTCCTGTTTATAAACTTAGTCCTGCAAAAGTTTCTGTATCAACATCTTGTTTTACACCTCCGATAACGTAGCTGGAGATTTCTGTTTCCTGTGGTGCGACTTGTACTTCTGCTCCTGATATCCACTTCTGTGTCCAGGGTAATGGGTTCGCTTGTGTAGTTGTATAAGGACATTTAATTCCTAGTGCAACCATTCTTTTACAACAGATCCATTCAATATAATTATGTAATAGTTCTGCATTTAGACCAATCATACTACCATCTTTAAACAGATAATCAGCCCATTCTTTTTCTTGCTCTACTGCGTCAATGAACATTTGCTGAACTTCATCAGCACATTCAATGGCTATCTTTGCAAAATCTGGATCCTCTTTTGTGAGTACTTTACTTATTAAGTACTGTGTTGAACCTAGATGTACGTTCTCATCACGGGCAATAAACTTAATAATCTTAGCATTGCCTTCCATCTTCTTAAGTTCAGCAAACGCCCAACTACATGCAAACGATACATAGAAGCGAATACCTTCCAGTACATTAACACTATTGATACACAACCAAATTTTCTTCTTTAGTTCATACATATCAATGTCAATAGTCTTGCCGTTTACTTTGTGTTTACCTTCGCCCAACAATCTATAGTACATACTCATTGTAATTAGATCATCATAGTACTTGGAAATGTCTCCAGCACAATCAACAATCTCTTGTGAATCCATTAGCTCATCAAAGATTTTACTTGGGTCACTAAAGATGTTACGGATAATATGTGTGTAACTTCTACTGTGGATTGTCTCTGAAAATGTCCAGGTAATAATCCAATTTTCTAGTTCAGGCAAAGAAACAATGGGACTGAATGCCTCGTTTGGTGCTCTCCCTTGTACACTATCAAGTAGTATCTGTCTTTTTAGATTACTTGTAAAGATGTGTTGCTCGTGTTCAGTAAGATCCTTAAAGTCTTTTGAATCTTTACTTACATCAACTTCTTCAGGTCTCCAAAAGAAACCCAATTGCTTGTCAGTCAGCTTATCAAACTGCTTGTACTTCATTGTATCATATCTTTGCATACCTAGGCATTCATCTAAAAATGCATTAGCCTCTGTATGACTCTTATTGTTATCTATATTTAAAACCGTCATCTCTTTCCTTGTTCCCCTAAATTACACAACTTTCACAATAGGCGTCATCTGCATCGCCCACTTCCAATGGTACTTCATCTTTAAACTCTATTTCACCTTGTCCATCATAAGTGTTGAAATAGTATAGTTGTTTTCCACCAAATTTGTAGAACATTACAAGATGTTGTAATAGTACACTCATTGGTATCTTTTCGTCTGGATAGTGTTCAGGATTGTAACTTGTGTTTACACTAATACCCTGATCAATATATTTTTGTAATACTGCCATGATCTTTAAGTAACCTTCAGGTGACTTCTGATCCCATAGCAAGTCGTATTTATTCTTTAGGCGTGGATATCCCGGAACAACTTGTTTAAGTATTCCATCTTTACTCTGCTTTACACTCACAAACGCTCTAGGCGGTTCAACGCCGTTAGTACTGTTGCTAATTTGTGCAGACGTTTCACTAGGCATAAGTGCCATTAGAGTACTATTACGAATACCAGTTTCTTTTAACTGTTTACGCAATCCTGTCCAATCCTGCCGTTCTTTATGTGGTACTAGTGTGTCCACATCTTTCTTATAAGTTTGGTTAGGTGTAATACCTTGTCCATACTTTGTTTCCATATTACCACTGATACTACCTTTTTCTACTGCCAAGTCTGCACTTGCTTTAATTAAGTAATAACTCCATGCTTCTGACCATTCATCCACTAGTTCTAGATTGGGATCCTGATAGTTGGTATCGTTCTTTGCTAACCAATAAGCAAAGTTAATGATGCCAATACCCAATGGACGTCTTTTCATTGTGCTTAATTCTGCCGCCAGTACTGGATACTTCTGATAATCCAACAGAGCATCAAGTCCACGAACTGCTAGAGCCGCCGGCTTTTCAAAGTCTGCTGGAGTTCTAATGTTACCCCAATTAATCGCACTTAGAGTACATAGGCTAATTTCACCTTCTTCATCCATAATATGTTTTAGTGGCTTAGTAGGTAAGTTAATTTCACAACATAGATTAGACTGGTGAATAGGTGCTACTGCTTCATCAAATGCACTATGAGTATTTGCATGATCCACATTCATTAAGTAAATACGTCCTGTATTCTTACGTTCCTCCATAAACATACCAAACAAAGCACTTGCTGGCATTGTCTTTTTACGGATTTTTGTATTACGTTCTGCTATCTCATATAGACGCTTGAATTCATCCTGATCATTAAAAAATGCTTCATTAAGTCCTGGAACATCACTAGGTGAGAATAAAGTAATATCACCACCAGACAGTAGACGCTCATACATTAACTTGTTAAATTGTACGCCATAGTCCATGTGTCTTACACGATTGTCTTCTGTACCTTTATTGTTCTTTAGTACTAGTAAGTCTTCCACTTCCAAATGCCAGATAGGATAGTATAGAGTTGCCGCTCCACCACGTACACCGCCTTGGCTACATGACTTAACACTTGATTGGAATAGTTTATAGAAAGGAATGACGCCAGTGTGACTAGCATCACCACGTCTAATCTGACTACCAATGGCACGAATCTTTCCAGCACCAATACCAATGCCTGCCTTCTGTGAAACATACTTAACAATAGCACTTGATGTTGCATTAATGCTGTCTAGACTATCATCTGTTTCTATTAGAACGCAAGAAGAAAACTGCCTTTGCGGAGTACGAACACCTGCCATAACTGGTGTGGGTAAACTAATATCAAAGTTACTGATCGCATCATAATAATCTTTAACCCATTTCATACGCTCTTGTTTAGGATAGTCACCAAAAAGAACTAGGGAAATCATCATGTATGTAATTTGTGGTGTTTCATAAATATCACCAGTAACACGGTTCTGTGCAAGATACTTGCCTCTGAATTGTTCCATGCCTACATAAGCAATGTTCTCATCTCTGTCATGCTTGATATATGAATCAGCTATGTTTAATTCTTCTTCTGTATATGAGTTTGTTATCTCTGAATCATAGTATCCAAGATCAATATTCTTTGTAATGATGTCTTTTAAATGCCAGGGTGTAAAACTATCATATACATTTTTACGAAGATGATAGTTAATTAAACGTCCTGCTACCCATTGGTATCCAGGAGTCTCTTCGCTAATTAAATCAGCGGCCGCTTTGATTAATGTTTCTTGAATGTCTGTTGATTTGATGCCATCGTAGAATTGTAAATGACTTTTTATTTCTACTTCACTAGCACTAACACCTGTTATTCCTTCACATGCATAAAATACTACTTGATGCATTTTTTCTAAATCTAGTTTTTCCTTAGAGCCATCTCGCTTGAGTACGCCAATTTCTTTTGTCATGTTATTTTACCTATTATGTTTTTTAACGTCTTCTATTTAATACCAGATGGCGGAAGTTTACTTGTGCTTTATTAAATCTTCTACATTCCATGACTGTACTATTTCGCTATTATCTAGAACCTTAGTTGCGTCTTCTATTATACCATAAGTATAGTTTAATATGTACGACTTGTCAACTAAAACAATCAATCCTAAGAAATGATCTGTCCTATCTTGTAGTAAACACAGTTCAGTCTGCTTCTCTAATAACTGTATAGAGTAAGCCATACCTAGTGCAATGGCATTTTCATCGAACTCTCCCTTGTGAATCAATTCCCAGGGGTCAGGCCAATCATTTGAATTATAGATGTCTATAACCCTTGTGCCTATTGGAGCCATTTTCCACCAGGCGATTACAGATTCTAATTGTTGTTCAGTACCTAAGGCACTAACTTGCTTCCTAAACGACCTCCACTCTCGTAGTCGGTCATCTGGAGATAACGTCCAGATATTCTTTGTCATTTTAGTTTATACTGATTTCCAGTTCTTAGTTACATAACTAAATGTTGTTGCCGTTGTATCTGTTGCTGTGTATTGTAATGTCCATACTGCCGGAGAACCCGACCAAGCACCAGAGAATGTATGATCAAGTAGAGTAGTTGTACTAGATGTATGTTCGTCATTAATTGTAACGTTACCGGAGGCTCCGGCTATACCAATTCTAATTACGCCTTTTCTAATATGAGTCGTATGTTTTAATGTATATTCAATGTTTACACTATCATAACGTGTTGGATCAATAGTAATACCAGCACTGGTTGCCGATGCTTGTTGATTTAACGTACTGCTTAGTGGAACATCTAATCCAACATCAGGACTTAATGTATATACTTCTGTGTTGTATGATAACACAACGGCACTGGCATTTGCTGGAGCAGGTGTA